ACACTGGCAAGCATGCTGGCAGCGCATGCGACATTTGGATTACGGTTGATATTACTATCAAATAGAATGATGACGGTACGTAAATGCCACTTAAACTCTTCTAGTTCTGGCAGCAGCTCGTCACGCGCCATAGTAGCGGTGCGCCAATTATTTACGCCGCCTAAACCCATCGCAGGTGGGCCTAATGAGCTAGCGCAAGCTGACTTCAACTCTCCTTCTGTAATAACCACCGGTATAGTTGGGTCATCAGCAACCGCGCGCCAAGTGTAGCCGACAATCGTCGGTGGGAAATAAACTGCGCATCCGCTATTAAAGGGTTGGGCATAACGTCGCGGCTTCTCAGCGACTGCCATTGAACCCCACCCTTTACTCGGATGGTCTACAGTAAAACGAAATCGAAAGAACCCATCTCGACGAAGGCGCCCGTTAAGGTCAAAGTACGGTATTTTGAACCCTTCCCACTGCGGTTGAATGTTAAGCTGCTTGACGTCTGCTTCAGTACAAGCGCGCAACTGCATCAACTTCGCGTGTTTTGCGGTCAGAAGACTGGTAGACAGCTTGCGCAACATCGCCTGTTGGGGTGCACCCATTTTTTCCGCTTTCAATTTTTACGTCTCCTGATGCTTTCATAATCAAAGCTTCTATTATGCGGCCGACGCTAATAAAAACTTGGCGCCGGCAGCTGTCATCACCGCCTGCACACGGCGCTGACCAATAAAAATCACCAACCAGTTTAGTAGCCTCACTAGTCAGTACAGGGTCAATAAATGGGTTACGCATAGCTTTAAGAACTTGGCGCTGCGTAGTGAGATTAGGCTGCCTAAGCACCTTAGCCAGAGCCTCAACTTCGTAAAAAGTCAGGTTGCGCGGATGACCGTCTGGCGCCCTTAGCTCATCTTTAAACAAATTCAGACCAAGCTGCTTAACGACGTTCGGATCAGTCCGCGCAGCCGCTGCCAAGCGACGGACCACCCGATCGGCATCCAAAGACAACGTAATACAACGAGTAATTCGAGCCACTAAGCCTCCAGACCGTATATAGAATGTGTAAATTTATTATATAACATTGTCGCAAAGTGTTTAGAATAAATAAGTTAAGAAATACTGGCAAGAATATACGGGTAGCTGATACGGTAGGGCCCGATAAAACCTTACCAAGAAAGTATTTTGGGTCTAATAATAATTAGGTCTAACGCGTATTATTTGTGTAGTTAATATATTACCGTATTATCTGTATTTACTGTATATTTAGAGAATATATATATAAGATAATAAAGGGTTTATGCGAGTATACGGTTGAAATATACGGTCCTGAATTTGTCAGATGGCACCGTATAAGCGTTTGTTTTCAAGGGCATATGACCAAAACCGCGCCACCGCAAAAAATTCCTCCGTTAGAAGCCGCGGTGTGGGGTATTATTGAGTATGTGGTCAATGGTGAACACTTTGGTGGTCAATAGTGAACACGTTTGATGCTCGGCGTTGAGCGGCCCGCATTGAATCTCCGGCTAGGTCGGAAGGCTAACTGCTCGCCTTGCTGGAGTATTCCTTAAGATGAGTCGAGAAGTTTGCGTCCTATCTGTAGAAGAGGCAGCACGTTTTGAGAATTGGTCAGTATGGCCATCCTGTCGTAAATGCCATCATCATATAAAAGCAAGTGAGGCCGCGGAGATGATTGCCGCGGAGACACACCGCTACGTAGGTGGCGCGGACACGATGATGAAGGACGCCGGCAAGGTCAGCATGATTGTGCCCGTTGCGTTGGGTCGGATGTGGCAGCCGGTGCCTGCTGGAAATAGTGACGGCTCCAGGTTGATGGGCATGCGCACGTGGGGCCTCGCGAGGTCACAATGAGCGAAGACAAGTGCATTCGGCCTGGAGCTGAATGGTCAGTGGTTCAAATCCATTTATTCCGATCAAGATCGCACGGTGCCATTATAGATCCTGCATAGCACAGGGTTTTGTGCTGATGACAAAATGACCCGCGCTGAAAAGGCACCACCAAATTAATGGAGGTGCCTTTTCGTTTGCGTTTAGGGAACGGCGAAAAGAAGCGCGACCCAGGCGATTTGAGAATCGTCAATTACAATTGTCGCGATGGGCCGTCATGGCGGTACGAGGCAAGACCGCTGTTACACGATAAGGAGAACGCAAACATGGCCGCCAAGCAGGGAAGAGGCGCTAAGCCTTCAACTGTTAAGGCAGCGCCGGTAAAGGTGCGCAGTGATGCCCCCATCGAAGGGCGGAAGCACAACGGTGAGTTGACCCATAAGGCGAAGCGTGTAATCAATAAGGCGCGGCTTCGTGAAGTCAATGCTATCGTGTACAAAGCCGTAAAAGATCAGGTAGCTGCGCATACAAAAAGCTTACCGCGTAAAAAGGCAAATGCTAAGACACCTGTAATTCACACTGGCAAGCCGGGGCGGCCTGCGTTTGACTGCCCATATACAGATGAGCTTGACGAGAAGCTGTTTCAACTACTTAGTACTGGTTCATCACTTGATACAATCAGCAAATTAGAGGGTATGCCACCGCTCTGGACTATACTTGGTTGGCTTGCGGATGAGACACATAGGTTGTCGAGTACGTATACGCGAGCTAGAAAAATGGTCATCCCACTTTATGAAGATAGGGCTTTGGACATTGCACTCAACCCTAAGTGCGGTATCGTCAAAGTAAAGCGCCAGGCACTTACTAGGGATGGCGAAGTTGTAGATCTCGAAGAAACCCGCGAAGGTGATAACGTAGAGCGTGCGAAGTTGGCTCTGGGTGCTTATCAGTGGGCGCTAGGTTGGATGGTTCCGAAGAAGCACGGTCGCCAGGCTACTCAGGCTGATGACAAGCCGAATGAGCAGCTTGAAAGTTTGTTCGCATCGTTAAAGGCTGGACCTGTTAAATGAAGACATTCAAAGTAGGTGTGATCTACTGTATTCAGAACTTAGTCAACGGCAAAGAATACGTTGGTCAGACTGTTAAAACGTCTGCCCAACGGTGGAAAGAGCACGTCTCGCTTGCCGCTGCAGGAGCGCGCACACCGTTACACTGCGCTATTCGTAAGTATGGTGCGCAGAATTTTAAGTTGTTTGTGGTGTTAGCCTGTACAGAGCCGCTTTTAGATGCTTCAGAGCGCGTGGTAATTAAAGACCGGCGTACTCTGGCGTCTAGTGGATACAACCTTACCGCAGGCGGTTATGATGGCGTTCGGTGTAAGTCTGTTGGTAAGAAGATAGGTGCAGCACACCTTGGTATGAAACGTAGTGCTGAAACCTGTGTGCGTATTTCAGCGGCCAATAAAGGTAAACACTTAAGCGCAGCGCATAAAGTTGCATTGTCAATGGCGCAGTTAGAGCGGTTCAATGACGCACCGACATCATTGGTGACACGGTTAAAAATAGCAGGTAGTTTGAAAGGGCGCACAAAGTCATACGCTACGCGCCAGCGTATGAGTGCAGCGCAGCAGCTACTTCATAGTGATTCGCGGTATGTAGCTAGGTTATCAACTGCGCGCAGAATATATTTGCAAACTCATTCTGATGAAAGCGCTAAGTTTGCGGCTGGTTTTCACGCTGGTTACTTACACACTGCTGCATCAAAGCAGTTGATGTCTGATAATAACTATTGGATGCAGCCTAAAACTGCCGAAGAACTGCGTCAATTCAAACAGAAGTGCTCTATTGCAGGTAGAAGACGATGGGCTGGTGTTTCAAAAGTTGAGCGTAGAAAGCGTATGTTAAAAGCGTGGTCGACACGCCGCGCTAAAGCAGAGCTTATAATATGAATGAATCAGCAGTTATGCGCCCGTTTGGTATTAAAGCGCATGCATTTATTATGCGCCCTGCCGAAGAAGATAAGCGGTACACTGTCCTTGAGGGTTCAGTCCGTTCCAGCAAGACCTTCGCTCTCGATGCTAAGACTATTGTGCAGCTGAGCCGCTATGAGGTCGCAGGCAAACGCCTGATGACCGGCGCTACGAAGCAGACACTGTACCGTAACGTACTGCTCGACCTTTTTGCCGTCGCAGGTCGTGAGAATTATAGTTATAACTTATCTACTGGCGAGTTGTGGCTGTTTGGCAAACAGTGGTTCTGCCTCGGAGCGAAGGACGAAGCCAGTTATAAGCAGATTCTTGGTTCTACTGTCGGCTTGGCAGTCGGCGACGAAATCGTCGAGTATCCGAAGTCATTCCTAGCGCAGTTGTTCATGCGTATGTCGCCGAAGGGCGCCAGGTTCTACGGCAGCACCAACCCAGGCAATCCTTACTGCTACCTCAAGTCTGAGGTGATGGACAACCCGGCCTTCGCCAAAGACCTTGAGGTCATCCACTTCACGCTTGATGACAATCCTAATATAGATGCCATTACCAAGGCGTCCATCATCGCGTCGCAGACTGGCGTTTTTCGGCTCCGATACATCGACGGCTTGTGGGTGGTTGCAGAAGGCAGTATCTACCGCGACAGTTGGGACGATAAGCTGAATACCTGCACTGACAAGACAGAGCCTATTCAGCTGAAGAATGCCGGTGGTTTTGTCGACCGCTGGTACTCTATCGACGCTGGCGTAGACCACCCACAATGCCACCTTGAGTTTTATGACGATGGCGACGTGGTATGGGTGACGCGTGAGCAGCGGTGGGATAGCCGCAAGGAACTTAGGCAGAAGACTGACGGACAGTACTGCGATGACCTCGAAGTACTTATGGGCGGGCGTGGCTACCAGGTCATTGTGCCCCCAGAAGCCGCGTCCCTGCGCGCTGAGCTTAACCTTCGAGGGTTCTGGGTCACTGATGCTAACAACGCGGTCACAGAGGGCATCCACACCGTCAGTACGTTGCTAAGCCGCCGCAAGCTGCGAGTCAACAAGGATCAATGCCCAGAGCTTGCCAAACGTATTCCTACTTACGCATGGGATACAGCCGCTGCAAAGGCCGGCAAAGAGCAGCCGCTTAAGGTCGAGGATGACGACTGCGACGCTTTGCGCTATGGAGTGCATGAAAAGATTCCCGCGTGGCGGATGTTGGGAGGGTGATGTGATCTACAAAGGTGAGACTACTTACAAAGGTTACACTATCCGCTCAGGTGATGATTACGCCATTTACTTCAGGCCAGGTGATATTGAGCGCATGCAGATTGCTGGCAGCGTCGAGCAGGCG